TTATTGGTCCATAAATTGAGCAAACAGATCAGCGGTTTTACCTTTCGAAGCATCGGTAACGTGAGCATAAACATTCATGGTGGTCTGGATATCTCGATGTCCTAATCGTTCCTGGACTTCTTTGATCGTGGCTCCTGCTTCGAATAAGAGGGAGGCATGCGTGTGTCGAAAGCCGTGAACGGTGATTGGAGAGAGATTATGCTTATCGATGAGAGAGTTCAACTTGTCATTAGGGTGAGCAAGTCTGAGAGGGCGTCCATCGGCTCGTGTGAGCACGTATTTGGTTTCAGGATTAATACCTCTCTCCAATAGCCATTCACTCTGCTGGAGCTTCCATTTGCGCAAGAGTGCAGCGGTATTTTCATCAATACGGATGGAGCGGATACTTGCTTTCTTCTTCGCTGTTTGAATGACCTCCTTTTTGTTCTTGAAAAACATCGTCTTGTTGATGTACATGGTCCGTTTCTCCAGGTCAATGTCCTTCCATTCAAGAGCAGCTAATTCTCCTTTCCGGATCCCGGTGTAAATCAGCAAGTAAAACATTAAATAGTTCCTCATATCCAATTCTTCTTTTGCTGTGGATAGGAAGTGGATAACTTCATGTTTGTTCCAGAAGTTTTTCTCATCCATCTTCGTGACCAGTTCTCCCTCATCTCTCTTCGGAATGACTGTATGCTGCATAGGGTTCTTTGCGATATAGTCCATCTTCAAGGCATATTTGAAGATCTGGTTCGCCTGGACCTTAATATCCGACACAGACTTTATTTCCGTAGCGATTTCATTAATCATGCGCTGACAGTACGTAGGGGATATCTCTCTGATCTTTAAATGGCCGAACCGGGGTAAGATATGTCTGTTTACTTTCGACTGCACAAAGGCCTGTGTGCTCTCTTTAATCGTTTGAGAGTGGATGCTCCACCATTCTTCGTATACCTCTTTAAACGAGAAGCGGCGGTCCGGTTGATACGTATTTTGTTCCAGTTGCATTTCAATTTGAGCAACAGCACGTTGAGCTTCTTTCTTTGTCGGGAAGCCCGACTTTGTGAGCTGCTTGCGCTTTCCTGTAGCTGGATCTATTCCTAAATCCACAGTAAAACTCCACCCTTTGTTTCTTCTACGTATATAAGCCATGTCTATTCCTCCTTATGCTAATCGTATAGTTCCAATTGAAGGTTCGGTTGTACAAATGAAAATCAAGTCGGTTTCTACCGGTACAAAATCAGCCAAAACTTTTGATTCTGTTATCTATTTGTACCAAGCGTTTTTCAGCTGCACTTTCTGGAACATTGAAGGCTCCTGCCACTACTTGTTTCGCTGAGGGGATATCGTTGGGTAGCTTGACCTTCTTTAATAAATAGGTAGGGATACAGAAATGAAGAGCGAAATTTTCTGCTTGCGCCTCCTGGAGTGCAACAAAGTCCATTGGTAAAAAGAGTTGGTTGCCAGCGTGTCTTTGTATATGGCAAAGTTCGTGAGCGAAGGCAAACCATAATTCATCAGGTGGCAGGTTGATATTTAAGTAGACTGTGGTGCCTTCGAAATGAGTTTCAGTGTTAGAAAAGATGAGATCTATTCCTAATCGGGGAGCGACGATGAAGATATCTAGTTGTGAGGGATGGATGATTCCGATGCTTTTTAGTAATTCATTTACTGCATCTTCTAAGTGAGTAGTAGTGTAGTTCATAATATGTACCTCCGGTAAAAGAACGTATGTTCGATTCAAGTATAAAACAAAAGGCGCACAAATGCACGCCTTCTTGATAACTGATTTATTTGAAGTTCTCTGCTAGTTCTGCAAATTTATTTTTGTACTTCATTAAATCCGAAATCTTTTCAAGTTGATAAGTGGTTTTTTCCTCATCATTAAACTGAACATACTTATTGTTTTCGTTGTTCAATCCCAATCTGCAGATCCAACGACGAATGTTATTATCTAAAAGGATATTAAAGTAGCTCTTGTTATCTCGATAATAGACTCTGTCTTCATCTACTACCTCCGATAACATCAAGCGGGCGATTGTATATCCTTGTATTTCTTCTTCAGTTGTAACAATTTCTGGTTCTGAAGGAAGTTGTTCTTCTTCCTCAATTTCTTCGATCTCCTGGATATTTGGTGAAGAATCATCACTACTTGTAGATTTCAAGGCAGCATTTAGCTTGTCGTTCACCAACTCATTAATGAATTGCTTGAAAGACTTTTGGACGATAGGTTCGAACTGAGCAACAACATTCTTTGTCTTTCTTCCTTCATAAATTTGGTTAAGAATAAACATTACAAAGTCATCTGTAGGTTCTTCCCAAAGGTCGTGGAGGAAGCTTTTTATCAGTCCAGTGTACTTCAACTCAGAAGCAGTGTTGAAGATCTTATCCAAGTCGAAGCTATCTTTTTTAAACTTGGCTAGTTCATTTAATTGATTCTCTCGGACTTCCATAAGATCAAATTCGAAGAAAGGAGAAGCGTCCATCTTGTTCTGCTCTTCTAAGTCAGTAAAAAATTTATAAGTTACACCGTTAGTTAAAATAGCGAATTTTGCTGTAGTTGTTCCAAAGTAACGAAAAAGTTGAGAGTCGTGCTTAGTCAATGGTTCATTCACTGACTTTGCTTCAATAAGTATTACGGGTTGTGCCTCGTGCATTATTGCATAGTCGACTTTTTCACCTTTTTTAATTCCCACATCCGCAGTGTACTCAGGAGTGAATTCTGCAGGGTTAAACACATCGTAGCCCAAATGCTGAAAGAAAGGCATGATAATGCTCGTTTTTGTAGCTTCTTCTGTAGTAATAGAATCCTTAATTTGAGCGACTCTCTCGGATAAAGTTCTGATTTTCTCGTTAAATGTTGTCATTTTCTCCACCCCTTATGTAATATTGATTAGTTCCTCTTACACCTTGAAAATACAAAATTCGCCAACAATATATAAAATAAAAACACGCCATTCGACGCGTTAAATATTCGCTTGTTTCTTGTACAGCCTTTGCAGCGCATCCTCAAAGTGCCTATATTAAATCATCAAGAAAATACAAATTAGTCTTCTTGGTGATTTCATTTTTGTTTAAATTTTTATAAGAATTGGTGATAAGTTGCCTAGCTTTCTCTTCTTCTTCATCAATAAATAACCATAAAGCTGAAAGGCATTCTTCTTCAGTTAGATAATGAAAAGGAAGATCGGGTATTAAATGATTCCAAGCCTCAGAAAACTTGGTGTGCACCTGACTTTCGTTCATCTGATTTCTTTCTATCTCTTTAATTATATTGTTTCTTATACCAGGAGCAAACATTATAGACTCGGGTTTATCAATATATTGGGCATTATCTAATCCACTCATATCCATAATAAAGACTTGTAGTATATACATAAATGAGTAATCGTTCATCGCTTCACGTTTGTGCAAGTCGTATAGATAAAGTTTATTGTTTCTGTAGAGTCCAAAGTTCTCGCTTTTCAAATTGGATTTCTCTTCTTTTTTCAGAAGATCTAAGGCTATGTCATAATTAGTAACCCCAGCTTTTGAATTCTTTATGAATTTAATCGCATTGGCTACATTGTAACTGCCATCCTTAGATCCAAACCTATGCGCAGGAACGATATAATAAAATTCCTCAAATACTTCTTGGCCTTTATCAGTAAGGAAGAGCTTGCTGGAGTATTTGTTTACTTCTTCTTCAATTTCGTTAGAAGACAAATATTCTTGGATTCTATCAATTAAGTCTGCCTTTTTCCCAGAAACCTTCAGGTCATGAGATTTTAAGATCTCTTTTAATTCATCGTTTTTGAGCTTAGTGATAGTTTCAGTAGCGGTAGCATATCTCAGGAAACCGCCTGAAATTAATCTGTCTAATGAAGACGAAGCATCTATACCGTAATGGTATGCAAAGTAGTTGGGAAAGCTCTCTGGGATACTGTTTCCGTTGATCCAGTTCAACAACAACACTTCACCTGGAAATAAGTCATTAGAAAGTTTCTTTCTATAGACGGGGTTTATATCAAAATGGGTGCCGTCCGATTTAGTAGAGGAAGAAAGATCGGTGGTGTTTTTTTGATTTTCAGAGTCTCCACTTAATTTCTTGAGCCAACTTAGAATCCCCATGATATTACTCTCCCTGTTCTTTTTTGTTCCTCTCTTGAGCCCGATGCAACACATATTCAAAATGCTTCTTTACATCCTCGATGTCCTCACGAGAAAGTTGCTTCCATTTTTCTATGTCATAAAAGCCCAGATCCATATCCTGCATATTGTTCTCTATCATAAACTGTTTAAGTTCTTCCAGTGGATCGAAGTTTTCGTCTTCGGTCTGGTTAGGGTCGTCTGAGCGGCCGAGGAGGTAATCTGTAGTTACTTCGAAGTACTCAGCAAACTTTCTGATCAAATCTGGATCAGGGTTAGTCTGACCTTTTTCATATCGTGATAATTGAAAGTTAGTCAATCCGAATATAGAAGCAGCTCTTTTTTGGGTTAGTTCATGTTGTTCTCTCAGTTTGCGTAATCGTGCACCTAGTACACTGTCCGCCATAATGGTAGCCTCCATAAAGTATTCTCCTTTTATTCTAGCACTTTTGCAATTTCAGCAAATAAAAATTGCAAAAAACGCTAATTAATTATTGAATTTGCATTATTTGCGATTTATAATTCAGTTATAGCGTTGCAATAAATGCAACAGGAGGTGAGAAAAATGTCTGAACTCAACCTTGAGAAAATAAAGCAATTGAGAAAAAAACACAAACTATCTCAAGGAGAAATGGCTGAAATACTTGGAATGAAAAGCCTTTACCCTTATCACAGGAAAGAATCCGGCAACCAACCATTTAAGGCGGAAGAGATCCATGCAATAGCCAGATACTTTGGGGTAGAAATAGAATATTTTTTTAATAATTCAGTTGCAAAAAATGCAATATAAAGAAAGGGGTAATCAAATGAATCAAATAAAAGTAATTGCTTCAGAAGGACAACTCGTCACAGACAGCAGAGACGTTGCCGACACCATCGGCAAAGAACACAAAGAGTTGATGAGATCCATCAGGCAATATCAAAGCATTTTAACCAGCGCAGAATTGCGCTCGTTGGATTTCTTCATTCCGCACTACTACTCAGACTCTAAAGGAGAGCAGCGACCTTGCTTCCTTTTGACGAAAAAGGGGTGCGACATGGTAGCGAACAAAATGACTGGAGAAAAAGGAGTTCTCTTCACTGCTGAATACGTCACTCGCTTTGAAGAAATGGAAAAGCAGTTTCAGCAACCGAAAGGATTATCTGAAAAAGATCAACTGAAAGCAGCAATGAAATTTTCGCTTGAGCATGATGAAACATTGAACCAGCACAATGAACGTCTCACACACCTGGAAGAAACGATGCGTATCGATGGAACGGAAGAACATCGAATTAGAAAGAGTGCCAATGCCAAAATCATGGAAGTCATCGGCGGGAAGAGTTCCTCGGCATACAAAGAATTGAGTCGTCAGGTTTTCTCTAATTTTTGGCGGGACTTCAAAAACCACTTCATGATTCCAAGGTATGGTGACCTTCCGAAGAAGCAATTTGAAGAAGGGCTCAGGTACATCAGTCTGTGGCAGCCGGACACTAGCTTACGTATGGAAATTGAAAGTGCCAATAAGCAACAGGTTATCCGGGAGGTGATCTAAATGTTCAAAGCTGAATTGCAACCGGAAGTAGGATTCTCCGACAAAATCTACGACATGTTCTACGAAATTGCAGAGCGGGCTCAAGCGGATGTCCAAAAAGAAAGTGAGCTTCCTTATCTACTCAATAAAAAACAACTTGCCGAGCATATTTTCAACGTAAGCACTCAAACACTGGATGCTCACATTATCCATCGATCGGACTTCCCTAAAGTGCGTGTAGGTGATCGTGCCCTTTATCCAAAAGATGAAGTGAAGACGTGGATCCGTAAGAATCTAGACACTACACACAAGGTTAGAGACTTAGGGTTCTCCCATAAAGAAGCTCTATAAACAAGATACCACTCATGAAATAAAACGTAGGTACTGAAACCGGTACAAACCAAAAGGAGGAGGTAACGTTGAAAAGTAAAAGCGGAAGAAAATTAAAGGAACTCAGACAGGAGAGGGGACAATCCCAGGAGCAACTATCACTGGACACGTTCTTATCCAGAGAGAGCATCAGTAAATTCGAAAATGGGGAGAGAAAGATTCAGCCGGAGCTCACGAACCATTACATCAAGCAGCATAATGACCCGATGCTTGCGCTTCATACAGTGTCAGAATACATGGGATGGCACATTGATCCTCTCGACGGCCCGGCGGCTGACACACACCGCACATCGATACACATGAAACTCCAGGAAGAAATGCAAGAGGCAGCGGAAGCGCTGGATCAATGCAGCATCACAATGAATCCTGATTACGTTGCTTCTTACGAACGGGAGAACATTAAGAATACAGCTATGGAAGTTGCAGATAGTATCCACGCATCCATCTTATATCTAGCAGAGATCTGCAAGTCCTACAACATTAGCTGGGAGGACGTTTGGGATGAGCACCAGCGCAAACTACAAAGCAGGGGGTACGTCAAATCATGAATATCGATAAACAGTTTTTACGCGAAGATGTAACGGAGGCCACGAAAGAATTCAGATGTGCCTGGGACTTGCTGAATAAGATGGGTGAGGAAATCATGCAGAACAATTATGAAGGTGCTGTGTCTGCAGCAGAAGGGTTTATACGATCCTCCAGGGAGCTGGAAGTCATGAAAGAACGAAAGAAGCGCCACAACCATTATGAAAATTTGTTAAGTCAACTGCACGTTGAAGGTGTAAGTGCTGAACTCGTTATACGGCGCGGGAGGGATTATTATGGCGAGTCATGAAAAAGCGCACATCGTTTGCTGGTTGCTATCCTATGTTTTTCTCTACGTTGCTATGGCTTATGGCACATAAAAACAGCCACTCATTGGCGGATGAGTGACTGTTGAGGGGTAACACTAGTTATCACAAATCTATTATAGCACTTGTGGGCGCAAGCCCGCAATCCTGGGCAGGAGGTATCCTGCTCGGGACAGTGAGCTTGCATCTATCACTCAGCTGCGGAGACTCCTTAGAGACACCGCATATGTCACTGTCTCTGCAGCTGACGGAAGGGAGTAAATAAGATGAATCATCCAGTGGTGGAGAAGTTAGAACGTGAAGGTCTGGCAGAAGCGGAGGTCTACGGTGTAGACGGTCTTGGCAATGAAGTGTATGTCGGAGACGAGATCTATGTCATCGACGAAGAATTTTTCCTTAAAGAAACGCTGACAGCTGAAAGCCAGGAGCTTCTGCAGACGTTGAAGGCTTCTGAGGAAATTGCCCAATAAAAAACTCACGCGGCAACGTGAGTCACTTAGGAAAGTTCTTTGACAATATTATATCAGAAATTAGGAGGAGGTCCAATATGGGCGTTAAAGCGCAGGTAATGCAAAGCACGTCGGACATGGAGCACAAAGAGTGGCTCGAATCACGAAAGAAAGGGATCGGCGGCTCAGACGCAGCTTCTATCGCTGGATTTAACAAATGGAAAAGCCCGGTGGTCGTTTACATGGAAAAGGTAGGAGAGATAGAGTCTGAGTCTTCCAATGCAGAGGCTGCTCACTTCGGTAATGTGCTCGAAGAAGTTGTTGCGAAAGAATTCACCCTCCGCACTGGAATGAAGGTACGGAAGCGGAATGCAGTTCTCCAGCATCCAGAGCACGAATGGATGCTTGCAAACGTTGATCGTCTTATTGTCGGAAAAAACGAAGGTCTTGAATGCAAGACAGCTAGTGAGTATCTAAAGGACGAATGGACCGGTGACGAAACGCCAATGGCTTACCTGCTCCAATGTCAACATTATATGGCCGTGACCGGAGCGGATGCCTGGTGGATCGCTGTACTCATCGGCGGTAATAAGTTCGTTTATAAAAAAATTGAACGGGATGAGGAGCTCATCGCAAACCTTATCGACCTAGAAAAAGAGTTTTGGGAAGAGAATGTTCTGAAACAGGAACCTCCAGAAATCGATGGTTCCGATGCTTCAACAGCTCTTTTGAAAAGCATGTATCCGGAAGCAGAGCCTGAGAGTGAAACAGATCTCGATGCAGAAGCGGACAAGTTGCTTGATGGACTGGAACAAATTAAAGAGGAAGAGAAAGAAATCAAGGAACGTAAGAAGAAATATGAGAACCAGCTTAAAGAGAAACTCGGAACTTATGAAAAAGGGTTCTCCAATCACTATGTAGTTACTTTCAAAAATCAAGAACGCAGGACGGTTGATTCCAAGCGTCTGAAAGCGGAAGAACCTGACTTATACGAGAAATACTCTAAAGTCAGCTCCAGCCGTCCTTTGCGTTTCAAGGAGGCTAAATAATGGCGACGAACAACACAGCGAAAAATCAATTGTCTCAGAAGAAAAATAATGCTCCTTCCAATAATGGAGGGGGCAACAGCGTAAACACGATCCAGGCTTACCTCAAGAAGATGGGACCGGAGTTCGAACGAGCACTTCCGAAACACATGGATGCCGATCGTCTAGGACGCATCGCTCTAACAACGATCCGTCAGAATCCTAAACTATTGGAAGCATCTGTTCCTTCTCTCATGGGAGCGGTGATGCAAGCGGCTCAGCTAGGACTGGAACCGGGGCTCATGGGTCATTGCTACCTTGTCCCTTTCTACAACGGAAAGATGAAAGAGACAGACGTTCAATTCATCATCGGTTACAAAGGCATGATCGACCTAGCCAGACGGTCCGGACACATCGAAAGCATTTATGCTCATGCGGTCTACGAGAACGATGAATTCGAGTATGAGCTAGGGTTGCACCCGAAATTAGTTCACAAACCAGCTTTTGGAACGCGAGGAGATATGGTCTTTGTTTATGCCGTCGCTCATTTCAAAGATGGCGGGTACCAATTCGAAGTCTTCAGCAAGAATGACATCGACCTGGTGAAGCAGAGATCTAAGGCAGGAAGCAATGGTCCTTGGAAAACGGACTACGAGGAAATGGCGAAGAAGACAGTCATTCGTCGGATGTTCAAATACCTTCCGATCAGCGTAGAGATTCAGGACCAAGCTTCTCACGATGAAACAGTCAGAAAAGATATCACAGACGATGCTCATTCAATTCACAACGAGGACTACATTCAAGTGGAAGCAACTGAGGTGGAAGAAGAACAACCACAGCAAAAGGAAGAACAGGCTGACGAAGATGTCCAGAAAGCGGCAGAGGGTCTGTTTGACCAGCAATGAGAAAAGTAGCTATTCCACATGCGTATATCAGTCTCAGCAAAGACAGTCAGGATCCAGGGCGACTCTTTAAAAAGTATGTGGCGGGTTATGTCCGCCACTCCTACCCTGGCTATCAATTGAAGCGAATAGAGAAGATGACAGCAATCATTGAACGAGGGCAGTAATAAAAAGGGGGTGAAGGAAGTGGCCAACCCACAGATAGAAGAAGGATATGTAAAAATTGCGAACGAACTGCTAGATGAGATTCCGAAATATAGATTTAACGGAACACAATTTAAGCTCATCATGATCGTTTGGAGATACACTTACGGATTTAATAGAAAGAGTCATAGTCTTTCGCTGTCCTTCATCTCCAAGCTGGCCGGAATGGATAAATCGTCAGTGAAAAAACAGTTGAACCAACTGATCGATAACAACGTTCTGTATGTGGCAAAAGAAGCTACGTTTAACCAGCCAAGAGCAATTGGCTTTAATAAGAACTTTGAAGAGTGGTCTATTGAGAAAAATGGTTCTAAACCACCACAGGGTGAAGAAAGTACACAGGGGATCAATAAACCTACTCTACAGGGTGCGGATTCACCCCCTCCACAGGGGGGCAATTACACCACCAAGAAATACAATATTAAAAACAAATATAAAGACAATAATACTACAACAAGCGCGCACGAGATTAAAAACGAATCTGATGTCGGGACGCCGGAAACCGTGACGAACGAAATAGCATCAGGAAAACTCGTTAAGGCTTATCTGGATTTTAATCAAAGGTTGAATCCGAATCCTAAGGATTATGAAGCGGCGAAAGAGATCATTGACTACGGTGTTCCAGTCGATGATGCGATTCAGTATTTGGAAGAGTGCATTGATTCATTCACTCAAAATCGCAAGCATCGAAGGCAGAAAATAAACGGTTTGAACTACTGTGTCGGTTTCATTCTTGATAAACACTATGAGCAAAAGGAGGAAACTAAAGATGCAAAGCATCCAGGAAGCACTCAAAAGTCCCGAACTTCAAAAACGTATAGCTCAGGCAAAGGAGCTAGCGCAGCAGAACTCGAACGACGACGAGCCCAAGCGGAACAAGCCTTCGGATACAGCTGAATGTCCGGACTGTGGTGGTACGGGGGCTGCCCTTTACAAAAAAGAGGTCACACGTGCAGACGGAAATGTTGAACTCCGAGATTTCTTCAAGCCATGCAGCTGCGCAGAACAAAAGAAATTAGAACGGCGCTTTCAGAATGCTTTGATTCCGGAAGAGTTTGAAGAGGCTGGTTTCAAACAATACGAGCGCAAGACAGAAGTTCAGAAAACATTGTTTAATGCTACGTTTCAGTACATGGAGGACATCGACACAATTTTGAAAGAAAAACCGAAAGTGAACAGTTTGGGCTTCATTGCTGTGTACGGAGAAAGCGAAATAAGAAATATGGATCCTGCCGAGCGATACAGCTTTAAACAGGCTCACAATAATTTCGGATTAGGCAAAACGCACCTGCAAATGGCCCTGGCACGTTACATCATCGAAAACATTCGAGTCCGTGATGAATTATCAGATGGATCGTTATCCAAGCACGACCGAGGGTGCCAGGTTCTATGCGTTTCAGACGTGGTCTTCATGGAGGACTTGATTCAGGCGAAGATGTCGAACGACGAAGGTAAGAAACTTCAGGACTTAATTCGAGGGGCCTGCAATGCGGATGTCCTTGTTTGGGATGACCTGGGGAAAGCGAAGTGGTCGGAGTCTAAGGAAGGTATGTATTACCAAATTATTAACGAACGCTGGAGGCATAAACGCCCGATCATCTTCAGCTCCAATGAAGCGAAAGGCTCTTTAAGCGACAAGATAGGCTATGCAGCTTCAAGCCGGCTGTTCGGAATGACCGGAAAAGAAAACTTGTATGAAGTCGAAGGGCAAGATTATCGACTCAGGGAGGACGAATAACATGTGCGAGAACTGTAGAGGAACCGGACGAACGTATGATTACGATAATGTAAGCACTCGCATCACCCCTTGCCCGAACGAACAATGCCGGGCAGAGGCAAGAAGGCAATCCAGGAAGCATATCGACCGCATCAAACAGTATTTTGGCATGGGAGTGTCGGCATGACATCAGATGTAGTCTGGATAATCATTGTAGTGGCTATCGTAATAATTTCTATAAGCGAAAAAGATTGATGGAGGTGTCGGCATGACTACACAGTTAACCATTGTCATCGGCATATGGATTGTCTCTCTGATTATCTTAGTCGCAGTAAAGACGGGAGAGTGAAAGGAATGAAGAAGATTTTAGACGCTTGCTGTGGTAGCCGGATGTTCTGGTTCGACAAGGAGCATGATGACACGCTCTACATGGATAACAGGCAGTTATCGGAGGAGCTATGCGACGGGAGAAAGCTAGAAGTAAACCCGGATGTTGTTGCTGATTTTAGGTACATGCCGTTCGAAGACGAATCCTTCTACATGGTCGTATTCGATCCCCCACATCTTTTGAAGGCCGGAGACGATTCCTGGCTCGCTAAAAAGTACGGCAAGTTAGACGATTTGTGGCAATTCGATTTAAAACAAGGCTTCAATGAATGTATGAGGGTTCTTAAGAAGAACGGTACGCTCATTTTCAAATGGAACGAAGATCAGATTAGCACCAGTGAAGTTATCGAGGCAATTGGACAAAAGCCTTTATTCGGAAATCGAAGGTCGAAAACACACTGGATGGTATTCATGAAATAAAAGGAGAGTGAAGAAATGGACCCATTCATGGCTAAAGACGTTACTGGCGAAGAAACAGTCAGACTCCAAGAAACAGACAGAGGAGATGTGTTCATCGTAGATGAAAAGGGAGAAGATAAAGAGATAATTATTGTGAAGAAAGAATCGTTAATCGATTTCTTGAATCAGCAAGATCTCCCAGGCGAATCCACTACAACAAAACAGGAGAGTGAGAAGGATGGCCACATCAATACATGAGACGTTCAGAAATATCGCTATGGGAGCTTTAGAATCGGTTCTAAGAGCCAGAAAAGGCATAATAAACAAACTAGAAAGCTGGGGCGTTGCTTCTGAAATTAACGATAAAAAGAAACGACTTTTGCACATTGAAAATACCCTCCTGCCCGTAACGAAGAAAAGCGTTCGACGCAAGAAGCTATTACAGGAACAGAAACAATTACGGGCATCTATCCAGGACTTGCGGGCTGATTATCACCATCTGCGTAATCAAACGAAACGGAACAAGCCGATTGATGCAGATGAGATTGATACGACGATTATGAATTTGAAGGGGTGGCATCGTGAGAAAAAATGACATGAAGCGAGTAGAAGAGTTATGGAAACGAATCGAATACATCGGAAACGCCTCCCACTTCGATGATGATACGATGACAGCTTTGGGTAGTGTTTTTGGAGAAATGAAATCAACCATCAAGCAACAGCAGGAGCGTATCGATTCCATCACACAAGCGCAAACACAATTACGCGGCGACGGTATGGAAAGGGTGGACTACATTCGTTTTCTCGAAAAGGAGTTATCCCACACGAAAAACGCGGCATTCCGTGACATCGAAAAAAGCCTGCAAGCATCTAATTATTTAGATAAGCCTTATAAATCCGTGGAGCGAAAAGAACTCTACAATCAACTAACGATAGCGGCACACGAGAATGAAAGTTTGAAGGAACAGAACCGCCGACTTACAACAGCGTTAGAGAGCATATACAGCATGACTCTACAAACAGACATTGATATAAACGGTGTATTTCACCGTTATGACTATCGCCAAGTCGCTAAAGAAGCATTGGAGGAGGATGAATGATGGAAGATGTAAATGAGAAATGCGAAGAATGCGGAAAGAAACTGGACCCCAATGATGAATATCACCAACGTTGGGGCACATGCGATTCATGCTGTTACGGAGTATTAGTCGGAGTTTACCCACCGCCTATTAATACCCCCTATAAGGGATAAAGGAGAGGTTAGATGATTACGTTGAGAAGCACGGCACATGCCCGCATTGGAACGAACGTGAAGCGATGGATGAATTTTAAAGGAGAAGGAGGTAATTCTATGTATGAACGTATTACTCCCGACGATTACAAACAAGCAGCTGAAAACGGAATAGCTAAACCTACCCTGGAGCGCCGGGTGTGGAGCTATCACTGGCCAAAGAGCAAAGCTACTACCGAGCAGACAAGGGTGTACGGGAAGAAGAAGATGACGAACAAAGAACTCCGCAAAAAAGTAGCGATTGATGAACTTCATGCGCGCGGTGTCTCTGCAACGATGGCGGAAACGCTGGAGCAATTAGAGTTACGGGTAGCACTGGCGCGATTTGAAGGCATAGACGTGGAAGCTGATGCAGAAAAATGGTTTTAAGGAGATGGAACACATGAAGATGGATATAGCGAAATTACAAGAGATCCAGGGCGGTCTCGATGCTCATATTATCAAGCAGCACCCGGACATCGCAGAATTGAAGACGAACGATTGGAAGTTTCTTGCGCTGCAGGTGGAACTCGGTGAGTTAGCGAACGAGACGAGGTGCTTTAAGGTCTGGAGCAATAAGCCGCCAAGCCCACAAGAAGTTATTAGAGAGGAGTTTGGAGACGGGCTGCATTTTATCCTATCGCTCGGTAATGATCTGTATATTGACGCAGCAAAAATGACTCCGATGGATGTTGAATTTGAGGATGTTACCACAGCGTTTTTAAAAGTCTATGACTTGGCTATTGGCTTACAGCGTAACGTGAGATATGACTACGGGAACAATCACAAATACCTTTGGAGGAAGCTGTTCTTTTCTTACCTGGAACTCGGACGGATGCTCGGATTTACGGAAGGCGAGATTGAAAAAGGATACCTTGCCAAGAATGAAAAAAATCATACCAGACAGCTTACAGGCTATTGAGGTGCTCCGATGATGGTTGAATTCACGATTCCCGGTGCACCTGTTGCTCAAGGCAGGCCCAGGGCCGGAAAGAATCGCTACGGTAAAACGGTTATGTATGACCCGGCTGCTTCTCGAAACTATAAAAAGCAGGTGAAGCTGATAGCCCAGCAACATGCACCAAAAAAGCCACTGGAAGGGCCGCTGAATGTTTTTATCGTCGTACACCGCCCGATGCCGAAAAGCTTCTCAAAACAACACAGAAAGCAAGCGGAGGCAGGAATTATACGACCTAAAACAAAGCCGGATAATACGAACTATGCGAAAGGCATTGAAGATGCTATGAACGGTGTGATTTATAAAGACGATAGCATGATCGTGGACTTGATCGTTTCCAAGTTTTACAGCGAGGTTCCCAGGGTTGAAGTGCAAGTGACGGAATTGGAGGTAGGTTAAATCATGAGAGAAATTAAATTCAGAGCATGGGATGACGTAGAGGGTGAGATGCTTTATTGCGGAGAGGATACGGACATTGTGTTCACTTTGGAAGATAGAGGGCAAGGGCTCTCATGCACAGACATTCGGCACGGCGACCCGCAATTGGATATACACTTGCCACACATGGAACATTTAAAGTACATGCAATTCACAGGACTTTACGACAAAAATGGATGGAACATCTACGAAGGGGACATCCTTTCCACTGATTTGAGTAGACCGTATTTGATTGTGGAGTTCAGGAACGGGGCTTTTATGTACCAGTGTCACGACAACGGAAAAGATTACTACGACCTCATGGTCCCGCCTTCATTCGAGGGAACAACGGATGAGTATGCGGAAGTAATCGGCAACATCTACGAACATTCAGAATTGATAGGAGGTTGACGGTATGAGTGAAAGAAAGGCTATGACAAATGAGCAATTCAATGCTTTCATGAAGCGTTGCAAGACTGAATGGGGCGTAAGGTATGTAAGACCCACAATCCATCCGAGAGCGGGAGTTATTACCTGCTTAGACATCATTACCTCGGAAGAAGTGAAACAGCTTACTATCACGAATAACCCTGATCCCGATTTTAATTTAACGGAAGCGGCTCACGAATATCTGGATAAGCGAAAAGGAGAGGTAACGAAATGAAAACAGCACATTTCAGAGTATTCGACCCTATAACCAAAGAAATGTACTACGTCGGCGAGGACGGCGTGTCTATCGTATTTGGAAGCGCAGGATGGAGGTTGTATGTAGAAGGTAATCCGGTGACGATCGAGGATGAAGGGGAGTTGATGATGTTTACTGGATTGCATGATCGTAATGAGGTTCCAATATTTGAGGGGGATATAGTTGAAGCGTGGTCACAAGGCCTTAAAGGGATATTTGAGGTCAAATGGCGGCAAGGCGGCTCACCCAGCTACATTTTATATCCTGCTTGGCAAATCGGAGAGGATTGGTCGTTACATGGTACGGAGAGTGCTGATGGAAATTATTACGACACGGTAGAAATCGTCGGCAACATTCATGAACAGGAGGGCGACCAATGATAGCTATACCCATCGTATACATCATGATTGGCCTGGGTATCAGCTTTCTGTTAAACGCCAGAGATGATTGGACGGCGCATATCGCACTAGCTTTTGCATCGCCGGTATTCATCGCAGGAGCATTGATTATTATCATCGGGAGAGAAGGTTCAAAGTTTTGGAATGAAGCATTTGATTATAAAAAGAAGGGGTGAGCTTATGAACCAGGCAGAAATCGAAATTATGAAAGAGCGTATCCAGTATTTCAGCGACAAGAAAATCAGCGATCTATCAGAAAGAGAAATTGAAGAATTTCTGGCTCTCCGCAAATATGTTCGGGTGAATATGATACAGAGAGCAGTGGAAGGCTATTACGAAAAGCTAGGAATTAAATAAAAGGAGGGAGCAAATCATGAGTGATGCCGGACAATTTGTCATCGGTCGCCTGAAAGCTCTGGATGACGACATGACAGACATTGTGTTTGTAGATGGAGAAGCTTTCGTGATCAAACGGGCGAATGAGGAAGATGTAAAAGAATGGAGTGGGGAGATTGAGTAACGAGTAACAAATAAAAACAGCCGAGAGCAGCGCCCCCGACCATTATCCCTGTTCATTATTATACCATAGGGGGCCTGCTCAATGCGATTGAATAACGTTGATACTACTATTGAAGATGGGAAACTTAACTTGGAAATGGATATGCCGGAAGGAAATTCCCCTTTCTGTGTTGTATACTGTAATGGAAAAGCAAAAATTACCACTTTGCCAGATCATGGGGAGACGAAAGTAATTACTCACCAAGGGAAGGTGAAGCGGGTGAAGTTTGATGAGGGGGAAGAGTTTTGACAAAGCAAGATTGGATCGATGTATTAAGTAATTTAGGAGAAAAGAGTACATTTGATTACATTTCATTAGGAGTGTCTATAGCTTCACCCCTCCTTCTGCTATTTTCAGTAATAGTGAGTCTTAAAGCGGCTAAAGCTAGTAGAGACTCTGTAGAGTTGAGCAAAGAAATATTTGAGAAAACACAAAAAGCTGAAGAAATGAAATTATTGCCTTTATTTGAACTGAAGAGAAATCATGTTTTTTTAAATAAAGGTAAGCTTATAATGGAAAATCCGGACCCCGATAAAATTATGGGGATATATTTTCAGAATAAAAACTCCTCTCCAATTACTGATGTTAAGGCTGTAGCGTCAATAGAAGAGAAAGAAGAGGAAATAGAACATCTGATAAAAGCTAAGAATATTAATGAGATAAGCTATACTACCGATGGGGTAGTATTAAATGTACTTAAGGGGATCGAACTTAAAGAATACAAAGTACAAATAGTGTACAGAATACAATCGAATAAAATGTACGAAACATCAATTGTGGTTTCTGTACAAGAAAATAATTATATATTTATCACTGAACAGCAACATACTGAACTTTAGTTTGCTTCTACTAGCCTACTGGAAGAACCAGATGCTTATTTTCGTTTTGAGAAAGGTATTATGTTAGAGGTGGACTGCATTAAGTTCAATGAGAGGTGAGAGTTTTGAGTCCAATCCCTGTAGAAATAATTAAGCAACATAATGATTTTTTTGATTATGTATCTATTGAAGCAATACTAACAATAACCCTTGGAGGATTAGCTACATTAGGAGGGGCATATTTAGGTGCAAGAAAAGCTGGAGAGAGTTCACTAAAAGCTGTAGAAAAACAGATTTCACACGCAAGGGAAGAGAAAGAAAGCGAAGCTGAGTTGAAAAGAACAAAATATGAGGTTTTTTTGAAAAGTCAATTGAGAGTAATGAACCACAAATTAAAGAGCATTGATTTTCTCATGGGTTTGCATGAAAGTCATAATATCTATAATGTCGAACCACTAGAAGAAACAAAAAAAGATTTAACTAAGATAGAAGAGATACTTTCCAATATGCAAAACTGGGATCCAGATTGCGTATCTATAGAAAATTTTAAGTTGATAGGAGAACTAAGGGATGAAATTCATGATATAGAAAGTAGTTATGAGGCTGTTCTTGCAACTGAAGAAGAAGAACATGAAGGTTCAGTAACAAAGGTGAGAGCTAAATCTCAAAAACTTGCAAAAAAGATAACACAAAAACACTTATAGTTCTACCAGGCCACTGGAGGACACGGATTGAGCGTTAACGCGCTTGGTTTGTGTCCTCTTTTTTATTGCAGAGGAGGAAATTATATTAAGAAAACATACAAAATACGATGGAAAGTCAGTCGTTTACGCAGAGATAAACGCACAGGCGTTTTACAACCGGTCAAACAAAGTGATTATGCCAAATACCTAGAGATGAGGTGGAAGTATGAACAAAAAGCAGATTGAGGACGCTCTCCGCGACTATAATTGGATGCTCAATGAGATTAAAAGGCAGCGTCATTTGTTAGAAGATGCCGGTACAGGACTTACGACGATGTACGGGGAGGAAGCTGCTATGCCGAAAGCACAAGGGGAGTCGAGTGATCCTGTGGCTCGTGAAGTAGTGCGTCGGGATAAAAAGCATACATGGATCAATCGTCTGGAGAAGAAAGTGTTATTTGTGCAGGAGCGTATGTCCATCATCGAGGACGAAAGAGAGAAGGCAGTGCTGGAGTGTCTGCTCGATGGGATGAGTATGAGAGCAATAGGTAATCACATGGGATTGTCCGAGAGGCACATCTTCCGTATTAAAAATAGTATTGTGAAGCAAATGGCAGAGATGTCATACTTGTCCGGTTCGTTGCAAGCGTAAAAACGACTAGGATATAATGGATGGCAGGACGGACAGGCAGGAAGCCCTGGCCAGGAAGCAGGAATATTTTTTTGCACAGGCACCCTCGCGGGTGTCTTTTCTGTTAGAAAATAAGGGAGGGTGACTCCATGACCATCACGTATGCATGTCTTGTGTGGTTGTTAGTGATACTGTTGCTCGCTTTTGTGGAAATGAGGTTGTGAGCCTGGGTCATTCCTCTAGTAAATAAAATGTACCTTTCTTTCTTCTGAACGTAGTTGTAAGATAGAGGTAAAGAAGGGGGTCAAATGTATGAAGAATGTTTTATTTGTGTTGCTCATAGGTGCGTTATTGAGTGCCTGTGGTAATGGTGAAGAGTCAGAGTCCAGTAGTGCTTCGACCAATGAGGAAAACGCGGAACAAACGGAAAGTATGGAGAATGCGGAAGCTACACAAAGCGAAGAAACTGAAGCAGAACCGCAGACGAGCTCCGACGATCCACTGGAAGTCGCCAACAAGAACAATGATTATGATACGTTAATCAATGGTATGAACGAAGAAAAGATTCTGTATCGTTTTGTCAATGAGGATACAGGTGATGATGGCATGAACAACATTACATTTGATGATTATGAAGTAAAATACGCTCTCGCCTTAACCGAAGACATCAACGGTGATAAAAGTATTACGATGATGGGCGAGCAAATGAATAACGGAGACGCTCCTCTTTTTTCCGTAGAAGACACGGAGTTCATTACGGATCAGCAGGAACAGACAACATTCGCTACTGGAGAGTTCGGAAATATGGACCCTGGTATAAGAGAGAAAACGCATTTTCAGACGTATCTGGATTATGAGGATCCGGAGTCATTCACCATGACGTTTTACGAGCCACTGACCGAACAGGAAAACAGCGAATGGTTTTCGAACACAAACGGAGATGAAAGCCAGCTTAATAAAGTCGAGTTAGAATTTCATAAAGAATAAATCATGAAGTCATCCATAGCGGGTGGCTTTTTTGTATGCGATTAGCTCAAGGGGGAAGGTGTTATGTGATGGCTAAAATGACCGAAAAACAAAAACGCTTTGCTGACTATTACATTAAAACCGGGAACGCTTCAGAAGCAGCAAGAAATGCGGGGTACAGTGCTAAGACAGCACATCGTATTGGTCAGGAGAACCTGCAAAAACCTGCAATTTATAAATATATAGAAAAACGTAACAAAGAGCTTGAGGATTCAAGGACAGCCGACATGAAAGAGGTAAGAGAGTTCTGGACAGGAATGATGCGTGACAGAATGGTTGAACCCAAAGACCGACTTAAAGCTTCAGAGTTCATAGCGAAAACGAACGGGGCATTTATTGAGCGCGTCGAGCATTCCGGGGAAGTTCAGAATAACGTCGATCTATCCGACCTCACTGTGGAGGAGTTGAGGAAGATTGCCAACTCTGACGACTGAACAAAGAGAAGCTGTTGCGGTAGCGGCCCAGGATGAATTGGCCCGCCGCTCCTTTCGTGATTATGTGGTCCGGGTGCATCGGGGAGCTTACACACATTTTCGGCACACTGAATACATTGCCGATAGCTTAGAACCGATTGCCATTGGAGAACAAAAACACATCATCATTGAAATGCCACCGCGCCACGGGAAATCGATGACGGTAACAGAGTCTTTCCCCTCTTATTTTCTATCCAGAAACCCAGACAAGCGAGTCATAGCCGCTTCTTATTCGGACGGATTGGCTCGGAAATTCGGGCGATTGAATCGGGAGAAATTAGATGAATATGGGAAGCGGTTGTTTGATGTCTCCCTGTCCGGTATCAATGCAGCCCAAAACAACTGGGGTATTGATGGAGGACGTGGCGGCATGATTGCCACTGGTATTGGAGGTTCCATTACCGGCGAAGGTGCGGATCTGCTTTTAATAGATGACCCATTCAAAAACAAAGAAGAAGCTGACTCCTCTACCATCCGCGAGAAGGTTTGGGGGGAATGGGAGTCCACATTATCGACCCGCTTACACAAAGGCGGGTCTGTTGTCGTTATCATGACGCGGTGGCATGAAGATGATTTTGTTGGTCGTCTGTTAGAACGTAGTCCCTATAACTGGGAGCGTATACGAATGCCAGCTATCGCCGAAGATGAAGATGATTTACTCGGACGCGAAAAAGGCGAGCCGCTATGTACAGAACTTGGCTTTGATGAAGAGTGGGCAGAGAGTAAGAAGATAGAAGTAGGTACTCGTACATGGACCGCTCTGTATCAACAAAGACCCTCTCCGGCTGGTGGCTCCATCTTCAATAGACACTGGTGGAAGTTCTACGTTCCGGACGAAGCAACGAAGGCACGATTAGCAAATCCAGAGGGCGTGGTCGTACTTCCGAAGGTGTGGGATAAGAAAGCTCAGTCGTGGGACTGTACGTTTAAAGACAGCGGTTCCTCTGATTATGTGGTTGGCCAGGTGTGGGGCAAACAGAAAGCAAACTTCTTTCTACTTGATCAATTCCGTGATCGTATGAGCTTGCCGGAGACCATGAAAGCCATTCGTAACATGACAAGCAAGTATCCAGAGGCGAAATCGAAATATATCGAGGACAAGGCGAACGGTCCTGCTGTTATTCAAATGTTGAAGGATGAAATTGCTGGGTTGATACCTGTGAACCCAGAAGGTGGTAAAGAAGTGAGAGCGAACGCCGTGGCTCCTTCTGTTGAGTCCGGTAACGTTTACTTACCACATCCATCTATCGCCCCTTGGGTAAATGACCTCATCGAGGAATTCACATCATTTCCGAATGGAAAGAACGACGACATGGTGGATTCGACGACACAGGCACTCATTAAGCTGCAAGGGAAGAAGACGAACCCTCTCGATCGTTACAAGAAAATGTTGAGAAGTTAAGGAGGTGACACGTTGACTACGAATATCGAACGAGCAAAACAAATGCGCAATGACTTTATGCAAGGCAATGGCAAAGGGAGTGAGAAAGACCCGCTCACCCGGCAGACCCCCAGTCATCGACGTGTATTAAGTAGGCAAGAATTGAAAGAACTATATGCGTCGAACATGATCGTGCAGAACATCATCAACATACCTGCCGAGGATATGACCCGGAACTGGTTCACCTTGAAGATGGAAGATGAGGACTTGAAGAACGCTATTATGCAAAAGCTGAGAGACCTGGGAGCAAAAGAAGCTTTTCAGGATATGCGACACTTTGAACGTCTCACAGGTGATGGCTTAATCAGCTTGGGTGTAACGCAAAGCTCTCCGGTCGAACTGGATAAGAAAATCGAATACGACAAGTTAAAGCGTCTTGATTACATCCATGCATTCAGCGGTCACAAGATAGAAGATATGGTAACAAACAAAGATGTGTTTTCGTCTGCTTATGGCAAGGTGGAACATTACAAATTGCCGAAAACCGAGGGAAGCGACCGAGAAAAAAGGGTACATGAGAGCCGCTTACTCCATGACCAGACGCGCAAACTGGAAGATGAGACGAAAGGGCAGCCGCTTCTGGAACCGTTATACGACATCCTTACGGTGATGGACACGTCCTTATGGAGTGTCGGTCAAATTCTTCATGACTTTACATTCAAGACATACAGCAGTAAAGACATTGAGGACATGAACCAGGAACAGCGCCGGGAACTTGGTATGTTGATGGATTTCATGTTTAGAACAGAGGCCCTTGCTATCATCGGGGAAGATGAATCTCTCACAAAACAATCGACAAACGTAGGCGGTATCAAAGAACTTCTCGATTATGGGTGGGAAATGCTTTCCGGTGCTACCAGGATGCCGAAGTCGGTGATTAAAGGGCAGGAAGCGGGTACCATCACAGGCGCTCAATATGATGTGATGAATTACTACTCTCGCATTGCTGCCATGCAGGAAAACGAGATGAAGCCGCAGCTGGAGAAACTCATACGCATTGTATTGTGGTGTGAGGATGAAGTTGGCGGACGCATTGACCCAGAATCAATTGACTGGGAAATCCAATTCAATCCGCTCTGGGAAGTGGACAGCAAGACAGATGCAGAGATCCGTAAAATTGTCGCGGAGACCGACAACATTTACATCATGAACAGCGTGCTGATGTCGGACGAAGTGAGGGACACCCGCTTTGGTCGTTATGGATTGGAAGAAACTCTGGCATTCTCCGGTGATGAAGCAGCGCAACGTCGGATGGCCGAAGAAGTGTACGGTAAGTATAAAGAGAGTCGTGATGAGGATGGCTAGAAAAGCCCCCTCTACACGTTTTCCGAATGCGATAGCCGTCAGTTATGGTCGCGCTTTAAAAAAGCAGGTGCGAGATCTGCACCGGGAAACGCTAAACGTGTTTGATGAGCAGATTAAGGAGGATATCAAAGCATTGAAGCGGTCCGATGCTCTGGAAGAGAGAGTGGACGGTCCGTTAAGCTCCATCATTTCAGCAGTAGGCATCATCAAGAACGTGGCCAATGCTATTTATGACGTGCATATCTCCACGAATATTGCTATGAAACATATTAAGTTGCTCGATAAAATGAACCTCAAGAACATGGAGGATCAGGGAAGAATCAAAGGCGTGTCTCCGATTGATAACAACGACAAGATGGCTGACTTTTTGGAAGCGGCTGTACAAGAGAACGTCAGTTACATTACAGACATCAAAGACAGTTACATGACAAACATTGAGCGCGTCATCCTCCAGGGAGCGAAGAAAAGCTCCACGATAAAAGGGATCCGTGATGAACTTGTGAAGCAGGCAGGCATGACGATACGGAGAGCGGAGTTCATTGCCAAAGACCAGACAGGCACCATATTCGGCCAACTGACAGCAGAACGTCATAAGAACATGGGTGTGGAAAAATTCACGTGGCGTACTGCTGGAGATGAACGAGTGAGAGATAGTCATGAATCATTGAATGGTGAAGAGTTCCCCTATGATGATCCACCGGCTGTCGGCCTTCCTGGGGAGGATTTTTCCTGCAGATGCCAAGCAGAACCTGTATTCGATTAAAGGAGGGAATGACAATGGCGAAGTATCGAAAGAAACCAGTAGTGATTGAAGCTGTACAATTTAGATTAGTCGAAGAGATTCCTTGTAAACATGGCGTTCATAAGGAATATAACGACATGGAGATTGCAGAATTTATGGGGCGCCCGATAAGTGCTGGACCAGAACCGGACGGGACACCAGAAGGACATATGATAATTAAAACATTGGAAGGCGACATGAAAGCCAGTGTGGGTGACTACATCATAAAAGGCGTGAACGGAGAGTTTTACCCGTGTAAGCCGGATATATTTGAAAAGACATACGAAAAAGTGGATGTAAATCAAAACAACCAACGCTTCCGTAAAGGGTAGCGTTATTTTTATGCCTTAAAGGGGGTGAGAACATTTGAAGGTACAGCGGTATGACAAAGTCATGATTATGGATTACCAGGAAACATCAGAGGGCTATTTGACCGTAGATGCTCCGATTACTCGGCCCGGCGTCTTTCCGTATCAACGACAGGATGGAACCGTGCAAATGGAGGCGAAACTTCCGGATGATGTGTTCAGTGACCTCACCATCCAATCCGCACGGTCTAAAGCTGTCACGGATGGACATCCCACTGAACCGGTGACATTGGATAATCACAGCCAGTATGCGAAGGGCCTGAGCCATACAGACAGTCGTGTAGAAAACGGCATGATTAAGACGTCTCTGACCGTTACAGACTCTGGACTGATTGACAAAATCAAAAACGGAGATCAGCGAGAAATCAGCATTGGTTTTTTGTCTGATGTCGTCGCCGAAAGCGGGACGTATAACGGAGATAACTATGAGTATGCCCAGCGCAATATTGATATCAATCACATTGCGATTGTCGAACAAGGCCGCGCAGGACCGGATGTCAGTATCCGTAATGATAGTGCTGCGTGGCAATTAAAAAATGATGGAGGTGGCAGTAATATGCCTAAATACACAATTGATGGTAAAGAGTACGAAGTAGATCCGGTAGTGAAATCACGACTGGACACCCTGGAAGCTCAGAAAGAATCTGCAGAAGGCAAGGCAAAAGACTATGACAAGCTGCAAGGGAAGTATGACTCCCTCGAAGCCGAGCACAGGCAGACGAAAACAGAGCTCGATGAAGCGAAGAAGAAAGACCTCACGGAAGATGCACTAGATAAGAAAGTCCAGGAGCGTGTGGAGCTTGTGTCCGGTGCGAAATCTTTTCTCGGTGATGACTTTGACTTCACCGGCAAGAAAGAGCGTGACATCAAAGAAGCGGTTATTCAGACAGTCAATCCAGACTTCAAAGGTGACGAAAAGTCTGATGATTATATCAATGCTTTCTATGATGCTACAGTAGAACGCTCGAAGCAGGACGGCTTTTCTTCCACAGGAGAGAACCACCTTCACACAGGAAACGAATACTCTTCCGATGCAGCGTTGCAAGAGAAACAACAGAAGCGCTTGAATCTGCGCAATTCTAAATAATAAAAGGAGTGAATGAATATGCCAATCACTAACTATGGAAAGTACCTCCCGGAAGCTACCGGCAAAGGAAAACTAGCAAACTTTCAGGATTACAGTGCTAATACCAAAGCAGCTGCAGAGGTCATCCCTTACGGGGTAGCAGTGCAGCTTGGAACAGACCCAGAGACAGCCGTGCCATTTGCAGGTGGCTCATTTGAAGGTGTTGCCCTAGCTCAGGAAGTTCATGACTGGGTCAATCAAGCAGACGACCAGAAATACAAAACACAGACCCCGGTTGCTGTCGTAACGAAAGGCGTCATCTGGGTAGAAGTTATCGAAGATGTCGTAGCAAGTGATAAGCCGGTCGTCGATAACACCACAGGCAACTTCCGTCCGGACAGCACAGCGACTACAGAAGTGACAGCTCTCCCATCTGCTCGTTTCCGCTCATCCGCTGCTGCTGGAGATCTTGCACAACTGGAAATCAACCTACCCTAAAAAATGAAAATGAGGAGTGAATAACATGCCAGACTTTAAAATAGACGGACTGATCCGTCCTCAAGACCTTAACTCAATCGACAATACGATTTATGAAGCAAATAAAGAAGAACTGAAAGCGCGTAGTATTTTCAACGTGAAATCAAACGTGCCAGCCGGTGCAGAAACGTATTCCTATGACGTGATCAAGCGTTCTGGAGCGGCGAAAGTATTGGCTCCCGGCTCTGACGACATTGAACTTGTCGATGCAGACATGGAGCGGCACACGGAGAACATTTACTCTATTGCTGCAGCTTTCCGTTATTCCGTACAAGAGCTCCGCCAGGGGCAAATGAGCGGCACACCTATCGAGACGACAAAAGCAGCGACAGCTCGTCGTGCTATCTCCGAAAAAGAGAACCGTCTCGTGTGGAAAGGAGACGCAAAATACGGCATTCTCGGTGTCGCTAATGCGGAAGGTATTCAAGTAAAAGCACTTGATAACAACAAAGCAGGCAATTCTACTAAGTGGAAAGACAAGACAGGGAAGGAACTTGTTGCTGATCTACGTCAAGCCCGTTCTGCTGTTAATCGTCTTCCGGGCCATCAGGCCGATACGCTTGTTGTTACGCCAGATGCTATGGAAGAACTAGAGAAGGAATATAACGAGAACACGGACAAGACAGTTATGGAGTATCTGACCAGTCAAGGGTGGTTCTCTTCTATTGAGTCTACATCGGACCTTGAAGGCATGGGAGATGGACAAACGGACAGCTTTCTTGTATTCGACAGCTCTCCTACTGTGGTAGAGATGCTTGTATCGATGGACATCACCCGTCATCAGCAAGAGTATAAATTCCCGAACTTCAAGATTCCGCTTGAAGAACGTACAGGCGGTGCGATCATTCGTTATCCAATGGCGATTGTGAGAGGAGATGGCATTTAATGATCATTCATAATAAAGGCAAGTACGTCCGTCATGTGGCGGGCGTCATGCTTCTTCCAGGCACAAACAATGTAAGTGATGAGGATTGGAAAAAATGCAGTGCTCATCCCATCATGCAAAAGGTGATAGAAAAAGGAGAAGTCATCGCTCACGAAAAGGCGAAAAGCACGAAAGACTTCAATGTCGATGGTGCTGTCGAACTAATCAATGACACCGTTTCTCTTGATCTCTTGGAAGAGTGGCAACAGGCCGATGACCGTAAAGGCGTACAGGAAGCTATCGCCGATAAACTTGTAGAATTGCAAGGCGAGGGAAATGACGAGGAATAAGGAGTTGATCTCATGGATCCTCTTACTACAGCGGATAAAGTGAAATCCATCGCTACTCATCTGGACACTATGCCAAATGAGAGCATTGATATTTACATTGAGGATGCTTCTTTAGAAGTGTCCTCTTCTGGTATTAAGGAGAGATATCAAGAACGAGCGGCGCGTTATTTAGCGGCTCACATGGCGTCTTTGAACGTAAGGCAGGCGTCTACTCAAAAGGTAGGAGAAGTATCACAGACGTTTTCCGGTGCAGCAGGCGGCGGGATAAGCGCCACTCCCTACGGTGAAGAGTATAAGCGTATTCTTAGTAAGTTCAAAGCTCGACCTTCCCTGAATCTGACGGTGTTGTGATATGGCGCAAAAGAACATGCAAGTCAGCATCGTCCAGGATAACTTCCCAAAGTTACAACGAGCAATCGAGGATATGAGCAAGTATGAGCTACATGTCGGTATTTTCGGTGAGGATGATAGCGGAGGAGATTCTTACGTAATGATTGCAAACGTTCATGAGTTTGGGTTCAAACGATTGAATATTCCGGAACGGTCATTCATGCGCTCTACCTTTGACGAGAAAGAGTCAGAGTGGGTGAAGTTCATGGAAGATCGTATGAATCGTGTCTTTGCATTCAAGATGAGTGTTGAACAGATGTATGAACAGCTGGGCGCAAAAATCGTAAGCGATATCCAGGATAAAATCAGAGCCATTGACTCTCCACCGAACGCCGCAAGCACAATCAAACAGAAAGGGTCTTCGAACCCACTGATTGATAAAGGCGCAGCAGGCGGTCTGTTAAGCAGAATCACCTGGAAAGTGAGGGCGATAGGATGAAGTTTGATTTCAGCGGCGTGTTCGCCACGTATAACCGTCCTTTCCAGCGCATCACTTTTGCGGAGGGCTACCGTGATTACGGCAACGGCGGTCAATGGGTCGAAGGTGGGGAGAATCCTCCGATAGAATCGCAGGGCATCATCATGCCCCTAGGCAATGACGACCTGACGTTTGATACGTCCGGCACCTACACCGTGGAAGACCGGAAGCTGTTTTTACAGGAACCGGAGACACTGGATAAAGATGATCTGGTGAGGGTGGACGGTGACGACTTCCATGTCACAGGGGATAAAGCGTGGCAACAATACGGAGGATTTAACGTGTATCTGCTCAAACGGTCGGATGCGGGAGGTGAGAGTGCATGATCACGCTTGATGTACGTAATCGTTTAGTCAAAGCGCTGTACGATTATCTCCAAATCCCTATCATTCCGGATGACGAGGATACTGGGGTACCCCCGAGTCCTTACGTGGTGTACTCGGTTACGACCGACAATGTCAAGAACGGAAGTGACACGATTTCCTACGCGGAAGCGTCTGACAGTTTCACTAAGACGTACACCAATCAGAAGGAGGTATCTTACTCCTTTAACGCTCACTCGGATAGTAGAGATGAAGCTTTAGAAATGTGTTACCGATTGATTGAGTTTTTCGAGCGTGTAGGTGTAGAAACACTTTCAAGGGAAGGTATTGCTGTTATTGAGGTAATGCCTACACAGAATCGAAGCATCATGTTGGGAGATTACTACGAGCGGCGGCACGGGTTTGATGTGCGACTCCGCTACGTAGACCGCTCCGAGCACACGGTAGAAACGATAGATGAATTTAATTTATAAAACAGGAGGGACAAACACATGCCATTAAAAGATGTGACCGTAAACATTAATGTAAACAATCCAGGCGGCACTGTCGGGTTCGGGAAGCCGTTGATTGTCGGTGAAAAGACAGGGGCTCATCCTTATACCGAATATGTAAGCTTAGAGGCACTCACGAAGGACTTTGACGATACGACAGACATTCACGCCAAAGCGAAAGCAATCTTTAGTCAGGAGCATAGACCAGCACGTGTGGCTGTAGCTGCTTTTGATTCCGCATCTGTAGAACCGGACGCTCCTACGACAGCGGCAGACCTGGTAGACAGTCTTATTTCCGAGGACTGGTACTTCCTCGTCACGACAGTTACAGACCCTCTCGATATCACAGATGTTGCAAATGCGATTGAAACAGCGGATACAAACAAACCACCGAAACTGTACTCTGCACAAGTAACAACAGCAACAGATGCAACGAGCATCGGGTCATTAGACCGTACGTTTGTAGCAGTACATCCAGCGGACGAGCATATTGATGCGGCTATCGTCGGTGAAGGAGGAGCTCAAGAAGTCGGTTCCATTACATGGCAAGGGCTGCAACTTACTGGTATTACACCGCAGAAGCTGAAAGCGAACGACCTTGCTCAGATTGAAGATGCGAATGCGTACGCTTACGTGAAGAAAGCAGGCGAACCTGTGACGTCCGAAGGAAAGGTGCTCTCCGGTGAGTATATTGATGTAATGCACGGGAAGGACTGGATCGAGGCAAACATTGAACAACGTGTTCAAAAAATCAAGAATCAGGCAGGGAAGATCCCGTACACCGACGGAGGAATTTCTACATTGGAAACAGGGGTTCTTGCTGTGCTGAAAACTGGGTTTAACCAAGGAATTATCGCCAGTGATGAAGGTGGCAATCCTATCTCTAGCACATCTTTCCTGAGTCGTGCGGAAACGTCGAAAGAGGACAGAGCATTGCGTCGATATAATGGAGGAAGCTTCAGTTTTGAACTGGCAGGCGCTATCCATTCGGCAGAGATTCAAGGATCTATCAGTTATTAATCCATCAATCAGTAATAAAGGAGGAAATTATCAATGACAGTAGGAGTATATGATTCTAGTAAAGTTAATTTGACCGTTGATGATACACACATCACAGGTCTCGCGGCAGACACCTTCATTTCGTTTGAAGCTGCAGAGGACGGATTTACTCATGCCGTAGGGGCGAATCCAGGAGACGTGGTAGTTTCCGAAACGAATGACGAAACACGTACAGCGACTATCATCCTACAACAGACGAGCCCTTACGTGAAATTTCTGGATAACATCGCGAAAGAAAAGCGTATGGTGCCGGTCTATTGCATGAATAATAACGAACCAAAGGAAAAGGTCGGCGGCACGATGGCCCGCATTCAGCGTCCATCGAACAAGAGTTATGGGAAAGAAGCGCAGAACCGCGAATTCAGCATCGTTATATTTGACTACTCGGAAGAGTGATCATATGGCGAATAAGAAAAAGCATAGCAAATCCACAGAGCAGTCGAATAAGGCTGCTCTTTCTTACTTAAAACAAAAATCGGAGGTAGATCGAATGGCTAAACTAGGTGCTAAAAAAGAAGTAGAGGTAGAAGGAGTTACGTATACATTTCAACATCCAGGAACGCGGGCGTTTGCGCAAATCCAGGACCGCATACAAGTAGAGGGCGGAAAGATGTCCAGTGAACGTATGTCCGAAGAATTGTTCAAACATGTAATCGTGGAACCGAAAGTGGACTTTGATTATTTCGATGAACACGATGGGTATGAAGAGGTAATCACAGAAGCGATGTCGTTTCTTAGGTCTGGAAAATAACGGAGAGGATTCAACCTCTTACCGGATAAGAGTCAGGCGGGATTGGCACTTCTGGCGACCGATTACCGAGCGTGTATTGTCGTACTCCGAAGCGATTGAATTAAGTGATCATCAGCTTTTGGAAGTCAATGCCGCTATTGATGAACAGATCCAACGCGAGGATGATGCGAATAAGTAACGATTCGTAAAAGAAAGGAGGGAGATTATGTCTTTGCGCGACTTAGCTATTTCCGTTGCTACCGATACCTCACAGTTACGTGAACTCAATAAGCAGATGGACACGATGACTGGCAAGACAAGCGGCGCTAACAAAGAAATGCGCAACATGGAAAGCAAAACGAGGAAGTTCAGCAAAATGGCCAAAGGTGCAGCTGTCGGAGCGGCAGGACTTGCATCCGGAGCAGCGGCAGGAGCCACGGCCCTGGGCGGTCTTGTCTCGAAGGCCAGTAGTGCTGCCAATGAAATCAATAAGTATTCGCAAGTCACGGGAATGAGTACGAAATCGTTTCAGGAATGGGATTACGTGGCTCAAAACTTCGGATTCAGCATGGAAGCTGCAGCAGGCGACATGGCCATGCTATCCGAGAGAGCGATGGATGCTGCGGCAGGAACTGGTGAAGGTGCCGAGCAGTTTAAAATGTTAGGCATCGAAGTCAATAAGGCTAGCGGTGGTTTGAAATCACAGGAGCAATTGTTCGGCGAAACGATAACGGCGCTGCAGGGCATGGAAGATACCACGAAAAGAAACGCTATCGCAACAGCAATGCTGGGAACGACTGGCGAAGAACTTGCCCCGGTGTTGAACATGTCGAATGAAGAGCTGAAAAAGATGAAAGGCAATGCCAATGTCATAAGCGAGGATAACTTGAGTAAAGCGGCTACATTCAAGGACAGTTGGAATAAACTCAAGAACACATTCAGTAGTGCCGCTACGACATTGGGTGTTTCATTGATGCCGGCCGTTCAATTGTTGATGGACTGGTTTATAGAAAAAATGCCGCAGATTCAGGCAATTGTTCAAAAGTCTTTTGATGTCATCGGTGGCGCTTTCAGCACGGTAACACAATGGGTGCAGTCCTTAATTTCCCGTTTTCGTGAGTGGAAGTCCAGCAACGAAGAAACGATGTCTGGTATCTGGCAGACGATCCAGACGAGGTTCGGTCAGGTAGTCTCTTTCCTACAGGAATCCTGGTCGAAAATCCAATCCTTCTGGCAGGAAAACGGCCAATCGATCATGACGAATGCACAGGAGATTTTCGGTTCTATCCGAGGAACTGTGATGACGGTTTTTAACGCAGCATGGACCATTATTCAAGAAGTACTTAACAAAGCCGTGCCTTTCATCCAGGAAAAACTCGGTGTCATCCAGAAATTTTGGGATGAAAACGGCACTCAGATAATGCAGGCCGTAAAGAACGCTTTCTCGTTTATCCAGTCCACCATAGAATTTGTGATGCCGTTAGTGCTCGGCATTATAAAGATGGTATGGAAAAATATAGAAGGTGTAATCTCCGGGGCCCTAGATATTATTATGGGGCTGGTCAAGACATTTTCAGGTCTTTTCACCGGAGATTTTTCCAAAATGTGGGAAGGGATAAAACAGATGTTTTCCGGAGCAGTAAAATTCATTTGGAACTTTATCCAGCTCACATTCTACGGAAAGATACTGAAAGGCGCGAAGGCATTTATTCTTTCTTTCAAGAGCGCATTCGCTGCCTTGTGGTCGGGGTTGAAATCGCTCTTCACTGGCAGTGTCTCCGGCTTAGTATCGGCAGTGAAATCAGCCTGGTCCGCCATTTCTTCGGCAACGACTGGAATTTTTACAGGAATTTCTAATTTCTTGAAGTCGATTTGGTCCAAAGTCTACGGCTTCGTGATGGGATTTGTCACTGATTTGTGGACAGGAATCAAAATTCGGTTTAAGCGGATCGAAATGTTCACGAGACAATCGTTTCGCGCAATCCGTGATTTTCTCCAAAATATTTGGAGCTCCATTGTCACCAGTGTCTCTGGATTTGTAGAAAAATTACGTACGTGGATCGGCGACACTTGGAATTCGGTAAGTTCTAAAACAAGCGCAATATTTTCCGGTATATGGGAATTTCTCAAGTCGATCTGGTCGAAAATCTATAATTCCATTGTCGGTGTGATAGCAAATCTCTGGGCGAATATCCAGACAAATTTCGTGAGAATTAAAATGTTCACACGCCAGTCATTCCGCGCCGTCCGCGATTTTTTACGGGAGACGTGGGATAATATAGTTACTAATATTTCCAATTCCGTAAAAAGCGTCTGGAACTGGATCAAGGACACCTGGAACACAGTGAGTTCAAAAACGAGCGACATTTTTTCAAATATTAAGGACACGATCTCCGAGAAGTTCGACGATGTAGTCGAAATGGCCAAAAATCTACCAGGGCGCATCGGTGACGGTCTGAAGAAAATGGGTAAATACGCGATTAATGGTGCGGTTGGATTGGTCAACAAAATCGGTGGAGCTTTAGAAAAGGGTATCAATACCGTGATCGGCGGTTTAAATGGACTGCTCGGGAAGCTCGGTATAGGCGACGGTAGTCTGATCGGTGAAGTAAGAATTTCCGAGATACCGAAGTACGCCACAGGTACGGGTAGCCACCCAGGAGGACCTGCTGTCGTCGGCGATGGTGGCATGCAGGAATTTGTTCAGACACCACGTGGAGACTCCTTTCTTTCTCCGGCGACAGATACCCTTATAGACTTGCCGAAAGGCTCGCAGGTGATGTCCGGACCGGATACGAAAGAAATGATGAAAGCCTTCCCTCACTATGAAAATGGAATAGGAAGTGCATTAAGTTCAGCTTGGGGCAACATTAAAGATGGGGCCGGTTGGATTAAGGACCAGGGCAGCAAAGTGTTTGACTGGGTCGCTAAAGGCGGCAAGGCGATTGTCAGTAAAGTGATGGAGGGTCTCGGCATAGACTTACCGACGGGCGATGACCTATTCGGAGGTCTTGTACGCGGCTCTTTCAACTTTGTAAAAGATAAACTGGCTTCCTTTGTCGGAGGAAAAACGGAAGACCACGGCAATGCCGCTGGAAGCGGAAGCATGAATGCCGGACTGGTCAAAACAAGCAGCTTCGGCAGACGTTTTCATCCGATCGATAAACGCTGGAAGCTCCACGGTGGGGATGACTACGGTGGCCCGATGGGTACGCCAATCCCCGCTCAGACAAGCGGTCGCGTCAGCTATGCGGGATGGGCCGGAGGTTTCGGTAATCTCGTTAAAGTGGCGAGTGGTATCTATGAGCATTTATACGCTCACCTCAACAGCATCGGCGTCCGGACAGGTCAGTCTGTCAAACGTGGAGACATCGTCGGTCGATTAGGTACGACTGGTAACTCCACTGGTCCGCACTTGCACTATGAGGTTCGCAAAAACGGCGTAGCCATTCCACCGATTGCTGGTTATGAAAACGGCACAAACGGCCCTCTGAAACAACCAGAGTGGGCTGTGGTCGGAGAGAGCGGACCGGAGCTTATGAGGCTCAATCGAGGAGCAGAAGTGTTCAGTAACAGAGAGAGCAAGTCGATGGCCTCGAAAGTGTCTGGTGCTACTTCCGCGTCCGGAAAAGGCACTACCAATTTTAGCCCTGAGATCAACGTTACAGTAGAAGGTAACGCAGGCGAAGATACTGCAAACAGAGTAGCAGAAACTGTCGAAGAAAAAATGCAGGATATGTTCGCCAGTTGGAACAGGCGCGCTTCTTTCGCTAGGGAGGGATAAGCATGGAACTGAATGGAAAAGCTATGTTGCAAGGCTATCAGCTACACGTAGCAGATGAAGATTATAATCACGGTGGCTCTGTGACCAGTCATAAAACGGAAGCCGGGTTGTCACTCACTGATCACGCAAGCAGTGAAGCGCAAGTCGTTTCGATTTCCGGCGTGCTGACCCGCCCTACCGAGGAGCGGGTCCAGACATTGATAGATAAGTTGTTAAGCTGGAAAGATAACGGGGTGAAGTTGCAATACGAAGGCCGTCAGATTATCCCGAACGTCCTGATTGAGAAGTTCAATTATACGGCGAACAAGAAAATAGCGAACGGTTTTAATTTCAGTATGACGTTGAAACAAGTGCGATTTGCAGAGGTTCAGTACGCTCCGGAAACAAAACCGGTGACGAACTCCGGTCAGAAACAGACGGAGAATCAGAATGAAGGCAAGGTGTATCATCACGTGAAGAAGGGTGACACGTACTGGGACTCGGCCAGGAAATATGGCACAACGGTAAAGCGATTGAAAGAACTGAATCCGTGGCCCCCGCGAGTGATTCCTATAGGCGTGAAGATGCGTATCCGTTAGGAGGGATGACGTGAAGAATGAATATATCCCTATCGACAAAGAGTTATGTCCTTATGAATTCTCTATCCAGATCGGGGTGGAACTTTTTAGAATCGAAGTCCTTTATAACGACGTAGGGGACTTTTTCTCTGTGTCGCTTTATCGAGAGGAGGAAGCGTTGGTGCTTGGAGAAAAGCTTGTTTACGGTGTACCGCTGTTTGCTGATATGTACACCCAAGCCTTTCCTGCTCCGACCATCGTGCCACTCGACGAATCAGGGGAAGAAAACACCGTAACGTATGACAATCTCGGTGACTCTGTGTTCCTGGTGGTCGATAACCAATGAAACTCTTCGATAGATATACCGAGGTGCACTGCGCAGGGATGAAGATTACCAGTGATGACCTGGATATTGAATTTACGGTGCCTTTTGATAGCGACACTACACCAAACGAATCTGAAATCAAGATGTACAATCTTACTGACGATACCATTCATCGGTTTAAGAATAATAAAAATCTAGTTGTAAATGCAGGGTATAAAGGTGATGTTGGCGTCATCCTGTCCGGCTATATTTCCAAAGTGAAAACAGTGAGAGCAGATGTAGATAAAATAACCACGATTCATGTTCTGGACTCTCAACCTCTGGATGTGGAAAAAACGTTGACCAAGACCTACAAAAAGAATATCAAAGCATCACAAATTGTCGATGACTTACTGTCTCGGTTGAAACTGGACGCTTACGTAGATCTTTATTGGGATCATACGTATGCGAAAGGATACACGGTAGACGGAGAGATTGTCGAAGAACTCGCCGGGTTGGCTAAAGAGTGTGGCGTCACGTTCTTTGTGAGTAAAGGTAAGGCCTATGTCAGCGGTGTTCACAGTGGGCAGAAGAATAGGTTCACGTTGAATGAGGAGGGCGGTCTGATTGGAACGCCTGCTCCTTTTGAGGACGGGAAATTAACAGGGTTCTCTGTTACCTCATTGCTGCAATATCGACTGGCCACTTCGAGCGCAATACGAATGGAATCACGGCAAGGAAGCGGAAAGTTTTACGTGTATCAAGGAAAACATAAGTGGAGCGGTGACGAATTCGTCACGGAGCTCGATTTGATTTATTAGGATGTGATCGTATCAGCGAAGACATGAGGTTTTATCGCAATCTAAAAAGGGATACTCTGTTGTCGGTCAATACCTCCATGCCAGCAAGAGTGATTAGTTACGATAAAACAGAACGGGAAGCGAAAGTTCAACCGTTGTATAAGAAAAAGGAAGTTGATAGAGACCCTGTGGTTCTGCCTGTATTGGAAGGTGTGCCGGTTCTCTTTCAGCGTTACGAAGTAGACGGCATAGAAAAAGAGTACATCCCTGTAGTCAAGGCGGGAGACGTTGTTCTTTTGTCCTTTTCGCAGAGGGAATTAGATAACGTGTTAAGCGGTCAAGCGGTATATCCGAGTCCGAACCGTCTCTTTCCATTGAACGGAGCGGTCATCATGGGGGTGATTGCATAATGAAAACGATGGAAATCGAAAGCGGAGATCTCGTCATGAAGGATGGAGACATCACACTGATTGAGGGGACTCAAGAAATCGCACAATCACTTTACATCGCCCTGGCTACGTTTAAAGGTGAATGGTATCAGGACGAGGAGTTAGGTGTCGAAAGGTCCAAGCTGCTCGGTAAAGTAACAGAGCCACAGGTCCGATCCGCCGTCATTGAATCAATAGGGCGAGAAACAAGAGTAGCGACGATTGAATCGTTATCCATTGACACAGACCCGAAAGATAGGAAGGTTTATGTATCCTTTAAGGTGCGCACCATAGAAGGTGAGGTACTGGAAGAAAGGAGGTTATCTATTGCTTAATGAGAAAGGATTTCGACGTAAAACGGGCAGTGAGATATGGGACGAAATAGAGAGTGATGCGAAAAGTCAGTATGGGGAGCAGGTGAACACCGGACAGAAGAGTGTCATTGGTATTATTCTCCGTATCTTTTCCTCGACGATCATTGTCCTGTGGGAAATGATAGAGAAGGTGTATCACAGTTCTTTCCCCTCGACCTCTACCGGCACATCTTTGGATCGTTTAGTTAAATTCAAGGGAATGTCACGAATGCTGGAACGAGAATCATTCGGTGTAATTGATATAACAGGCACACCTGGAACGTTTGTAGATGCAGGATTTCCGGTGTCTACGTCGTCCGATATATCGTTTGTGACGATGGAAGATGTGCAGCTGGACGACACCGGCAAGACGACCGCTGAAATAAGGGCGGTGAAAAAAGGTACGAGAAGCAACGTAAAGGCCGGAGCAATAACGGAAATCGTAGAACCTGTCGAACACGTCACCGCCGTGTCAAATGCAGAACCCACAACGGGAGGTAGAGACCGAGAAACGGATGCCAGTCTGCTCGCAAGGTTTCAAGCTTTCACAGAGTCGGGATCTTCTTCGGCGGAAAGCATCGAATCCACCCTCATCGAAATACCGGCCGTAAGAAGTGCCATTGTAGAGGAGAACACAATGATGGACGCGACAGCAGATGGTGCGCCGCCCAAGTCATTGATTCCTTTTGTGTTCGGTGGCACAGACGATCAGGTAGCGGAAGCGATTTTCTCCGTTAAACCAGGGGGCATCCAGTCTTATGGCGACACAATTCATACAGTCATCGACTCTCAAGGGAAGAAACACTTCATCGGTTTCACCCGACCGTTGCATATAGACGTGCATGTGAACGTTACGCTGACAACAAACGAATATTTTCCATCCGATGGGCATGAGAGAGTGCGGACCAGCATTGTGAAATATATCGGCGGTGCTGATCAGGACGGAACAGTGTATGACGGCACAGAGCTGAATGAAGATGTGAAGCACAGTAAAATCATAGCAAAAACATTTGCTGTGGACGGAGTGGACGATGTGGAAGTCGGGTTGAGCACCAACGGTGAATTTTTTGAAGAGGAAAATATACCGATTACCACTAGGCAAGTCGCCGTCACATCTTTTGATAAGGTCGTGATTTCATGAACTTTTACAAAAACATGATTTCCAAACTGACAGACCTTTTTCAAAAAGATGATGACAGCAATATAGCAAAACTTTTCAACGTCGTTTCCCGTCAGCTGGAAGATATGAAACAGACACTTGAGACGATGGAAGAGTGGCGCGACATTGATCAGGCGCAAGGGGTCCAGCTGGATAAGCTCGGCGGGGAAATTGTACAGGAATTTCGGAACGGGCAGACAGATGAACAGTATCGTCTCCGTATTAAAACAAAGATTATCGCCAATATATCGAAGGGGGATGTTGAAACGATAAACGATGTGCTTACGACATTCCTGGGCGATAAGTTTATAGGGGTATCAGAAATGTGGTCACTGGATGACCCAATCATCCCTCCCGAACCCGCAGGCATTCTCATTACGACCAGAGTGCAAAACCCTTTCCCGGCCGGCGTTATTGGAAGGGTGACAGCAGGCGGTGTAACTATCTACTGGCACATCATCATGGATGCCGTGAACATTCCGATAACGACCGCGCCAAACACAGGGGAATCGGCGCTATTCGTCCACGCCGGACAATTATACGCCGGCCCTGTTTATGACCGTAATACAAGAGGGAGTATACACAATAAAAATATTGTGGCTCATGCGAAGGATGCGACAGGCGAACACAAATACCCTACACTCCCTGCTCATAGTGGAACGATAACAAATTCTACATTAGGTAGTAGTCAGGAGTCATTGAATATGAGGGTCGATCACGACGAAGGGCGTGCCACTTACAAGTATCCTGGGAGTAAACCTTATCAATTCTCCGGCGACTTCCGGGCAGGAGAGGAGGGATAACGATGTTGAGTAGCTTTTTTAAAAATGATATCGCGAAGTACATTGATGAAAAAGCATCGAGAGCGGATGTTGTCGTCAATGGGACTCGTTACACAATGCCCATACGGAGGTCCATAGTCACTGGATCGACTATTCGTAAGCAGGTGTATCTCACACAGAAAGACCCTGTGGGGTCTATCACGAATGTCCGTTTGTTAGACGTGGAAGGCAATGTGTTAGACGAACGTCATGATCATCAGTACCACGAAGAAAACAAAGGACTTTTGCTCGAATTTAAATATACCGTAGAGGAGGGGTAAGACATGTCCAATGAACACTTGCGAAAACAAGAATATCGCCCGACCGAGTGGGACGACAGAGTCCTTGATGAAAATGGCAATGTATTAGTTGAAGGTACTCCGGTCAATGAGACAAACCTGAATAACATGGAAACAGGAATTCTTATCGGGCAGCTGGATGTCGGTATGCTTGCTACTTTCAACGCGCAGCAGATCCGACAATTAGACTTGGAATTGAAAAAGTCTCAACACCAGCGTCTGCTACAAGGGAAAGCGACAATAAGTAATGACCAGAATAACAACGGTTATTTCCGGACCAGTGAACCATTTGTGGAGATTGCGTTAGAGGGATACCCGCAGATAAACGCTCCTGACTATGATGTACAGCTGACCGTCGTTAATGCGGTGCACGAAGGAGCGGTCGGTGAATTACTCCCTTATGAAAAAACACAGAACGGCTTTAAGGTTAAGACGACGGGCTCCGCAGAGTCGGTCACTTTTTTATGGACGTTACTCAATCCAAACGTATAAAAAGGAGGAATTACCATGATTGTAACCCATGTAAACAGAGGTAAAAAAGCAGATTATGCTTTGCGTGGTACGACAGTGATGATCGGTAAAGAGATATCTGTGGATCTTAACAAAAGACAGGGAGATACGGAACAAGTCATCAATATCAGTCTTGACAACAAACTAGAAACGATGCAGGAAGGTGTAGGCGCCTGGTACGTAGCGACTATTGTGATTCCGGCTATAAGAACAGAACTTTACGATTCCGGAGAAGTGGATGAAGAAGGTTATCCTATTTGTAAAGAACGAGAAGCACCGTTGAACATGAGTGACGTGGAGCTACGACTCTGGACGTTACCTGCCAATTACTTTGAGAAGCATAATAAAACCACTGAAGAAGGGGCTGAAGCATAATGTCATTTATTTTATCTACGAAAGACGCCTATCGCCAGGCCGTTGAAGCGAAAAGCGGAGGAAAAAACACTGTCATGTACGACGACAAAGGGAATCCGAGCATCATGGTGCGAGTGCCTCGCTTTAATCTGAGCGACGTGATTGACGGAGCACCGGATACACCGCATCCGGCTTTTATTGTGAACGGAGTCGTGAAATCAGAGATATGGATCAGTAAGTTCCAGAATATTGTTCATGATGGTCGCGCGTATTCGATTCCCGGTCAGGACCCGAAAACGCATGTCGATTTCGATCAGGCGAAGCAATACAGTGCTGCCAAAGGGCAAGGATGGCACCTGATGACGAATGCTGAATGGGCGGCTATTGCTCTGTGGTCGAAGAAAAACGGGACAATGCCACGCGGGAACAATGATTACGGAAGAGATCATTCGGCGCCATACGAGCGCGGCGTGATGGCCGGAGCTGACCGTGTTCTCACCGGCACCGGCCCGGCGTCTTGGAGTCATGACGGCACGACAGATGGTATCTATGATCTCAACGGCAACGTTTGGGAGTGGACGGACGGCTTGAAGCTCGTCGACGGAAAGATTTATGTGCATAACGACAACGACTACAACACACCGGGCGGCGAAGGTGTCGTCGATCAGTGGGTAGATACGGGAGCGGCATTCGATGTTGAATCCGGGAATCTCGTTATCAATGGCTCTGTCGTCAATCCGATGGACGACACGACGGATGAACACAAAGACCGTCTGATGGAGAATTTGACAGCGGCGACAGGTTTCACGATTCCGGATCTGCTGAAGCACTTGGGCATCGCTCCTTATGATGCGGACCACGGCGGAGATAACGTGTCGGTGCGTAACTACGGTGAGCGCCTTGCGCGGAGCGGTGGCCATTGGGCTTACGGTTCCGAGCGTGGTGTCTTTACGTTGAGCCTGCGCTATGAGCGTTCGGGCTCGGACAGCCACATCGGTTTCCGTTCCGCGTTTGTTCTGTAATCTGTAAATCTGTTGATCTGTAAGAGTCCGCGATAACGGGCTCTTGTTTTTGTATTCGATTAATAAGGGGGGTGACGCCGACATTAGATGGAATGCTGAACAAAAAAGATACGCTACTATTTTTCCTCCTGTCATCATGGCAGGGGGTTTTTATCATGCGGCGCCAAGAAGTCGTGAAATAAGGGGGTTGAACATGTTAGATGAAAAGGAGATGGAGGAGATGCCTATATGGCAAGACCATGAGAGGCGAATAACAACACTAGAAAACACATTCACGACTTTTTCGTCCAAGGTCGACGGCGTCGAGAAAACGATCAAAGATCAGGGAGATAAACAAGAAAAGCTCCTGAACAACCTTATCGACCATCACTTATCGACGAAGAAGATGCGGATATCGAAGTTTTGGCAGGTCATCCTGAACCTTACGGGGGCCGGAAGTATAGTCACAGGGTTAATATATGCGATTACACAACTGATTCAAGGGGGTTAAATAATGGAAAACGAAGTAATGACACAGGTGCTATTGTTTGCGACGGTGATCGGTCCGTTTGTTACCGGGTTACTCGAGGCATTGAAAAAGACGGTGGCTGTTCCGAAAAACACGCTTCCGCTCGCGGCAATTGTCATAGGTATTGCGCTAGGGGCTGTTGCTTATCCATTTACGGATATGGGCTTAGCGTTACGTTTGTGGGCAGGCGCAGGCGCGGGACTATCCGCGACCGGTTTATTTGAAGTGATGAAGAAGCGGTACGGCAGTACGAAAGATAACAGTAAAGATAAAGACGTTTTTAACAATCAGTAAAACAAAAGGAGCTGTTTAACAATGAGTAAAACATTAGTAGTTTTCGCTGGTCACTATGAAGATTTATTTGATGAGGAAGGGTCGAAAGGCATCTACACTGACACAGAAGCGGATGGCCAGTATGAAGAATACGATAGTAATATTGTCATCGCACGCCATACCGTTGAAGAATTAAGCGACGTGGACGGCCTTCGGGTTCTGTTCCCACAAAAGAACGGCGCTGATTATCGAAGTTTGCGCGCCCGCGTCGATTACTGTAATCGAAATGGTGCTGACATGGTGCTATTTATCCACTCGAACGCGTCTTCCGCACGATCGGCTCATGGGGCGTGCGCTTTTTATTACTACACAAGCGGGGAAGGGAAACGCATGGCCAACATTTATAGAGACGAAATGCAGGACGCTGGTTATCCTCTATGGAGCAATGGCACTTACGGATGTAATCCTGATGATGGATGGAGTAATTTTTTTGTTGTGAGAAAAACAGCTATGCCGGTACTGCTGACAGAAAACTTTTTCTTCACAAACCCGAAAGAATTGCGCGAATATCTGCAAGACGGGAAGGATCTTAAAAAGATCGGTCATATCCATGCACGCGTCGCTTGTCGGTCCTTAGGATTATCCACCAATAAACTTGGAGACGGCGCTTATTCCTCCTCAGCCGATCCGGAAATTACTGGCGTGTACGGAGAAGGTGATCGCGGTCCAGGGGTAAAACGTCGGCAAAACCTATTATTAAAACTAGACTATGACATGGACGGATATGGCGCTGATGGAAGTTTTGGTCCGGCAACCGTAGAAGCGGTAAAAGCGTTCCAGAAAAAACACGGACTAGCTGTAGACGGCATGGTTGGACCGAAAACAGAAGCGAAAATGAAAGAAGTTTTGAAAGCTAAGAACGATAGTTCCGACGATAGTGAAGAAGTGAAGCAGCTTAAAACGTTTAACGATAACTACCGCTTGGAATCAAAAGTTAATGACCTACGTTTCTACGGAAACCCTAGTTGGTCAGATGAAGATAAGTATGGAACAGTAGACGCAGGAATTGGCTTCCCTAAAGTTGAACGCCTTGTAAAAGTAGGTAGGGGAAGACAGTATGAAGTAGTAAATTCCAATGGAGATCATTTTTATATTACCGCCGCAGAAAAATTTGTAACGCTGAAAGAAACAGATACCACGCCTTCCTATGTAGGAAGAAGGGTAGAATCTCACTATAACGGACGGGTTAGATTCTATAACGCCCCTTCTTGGGAAGATGAACACCACGTTGGTTCCCTTACTAAAGGACAAGGATTCCCTGAAATTGTTGAAAAAGTAAACGTTGGTGGTGGAAAGCAGTATAAAGCGAAAAATTCAAACGGGGAAGTGTATTACGTTACTTCCAATGAAAATTACGTTCAGGTTGTTTAAAAAAGCAGGTATTGCCAAAGGTGAGCCAAGCGGTGATTTTGAACCAGACGAGCCTGTAACTAGAGCAGAAGCTGCAGCATTTGCGGCTCGTGCCTATAAAGCGGCCAAGAAGTAATCACAAGCCTCACTCTCAGGAGTGGGGCTTTTTTTATTTGCAATAAATGAACTATTATTCACAATCTTGTTATATAATGGAGAAGCATGTAAAATTGAATAGGAGTGATGGAATGGATAATGAAAAAGTTCGAGAGTTTATTGATAAGGAGAACAAGAAAATCATCCTGGAATTAGCTGGCCAGAGTCGCTTTGAAATTATCGCATGTTTATTAATGCCTGACGGAGATCGCCTAGTAACGGTAGTAGATCACACCACCACAGAAAAACTCCCCTACACTTATCTCTACTCGGAAATCCCCTATACAGATGACCTCGATATTCAAGATCTCTTCATCAGGCACAAGCACTTAATTGAAGATGGAACATATGATGACTGA